ATAGGAATGCCATCTTCTAATAAACTACCTTGTATTTTTTTACTTACATTATAATCGATAGAATTAGTATTATTCAAACTTTTAAATATAGAATCTGTCTCAGGTGTAATCAATACTACAAGGTCTCTTGTAAATGAAGTATTCTTCGTACCAAAATCTTGCACATCTTTTAACAAGAAGTTCAATTCGGGAATTACTGATTCAGGAAGAGGAATAAGAGTATTGTTAATTTTTAATTGAAGCATTTTTTTAATTTATTTGAATTTGTGATAGCTGTTCTTCAGCCTTTGTATAACTTACTGTGTATGATATGAGTCTATCAGGACGTTGTTTCAGCACTGGTTGAGATTTATCAAGTATATTAACATACGCACCATCAATTATAACGCTTGGACTTGTATATATCTCTGTAAAATAAGTTGCTTGTGATTCACTCATCCAATCTGTTGTTGCAGTAAATGTTCTTATATATTGTGTGTTGTATGATTTAAACGTTCCATTAGCGTTATATAAGTTTTTTGTGATATCTATTTGTTCATCATATCCTAAGTCTATATTTACTGAATTTATTGCTCCATTTCTATCTACATATGTAAGTTTCTTAGGAATGAAGTGTCCATATTTTATAGGTTGAACGTTAATTGTTTTTAAATAAGAAACACCTGTGCTAACATCTACAGTATAAACTTTGTTTGTAGATGTTCCTAATGTTGACGGATCTATTTTTAATTTATATATTTGAGGATAATCATTATGCGCAATTGCAATCCCTCCTGTTGCAACTCCATCCTTAGTTATTTTAATAGAAAGTAATGATCTATCTATAATAGGCCCTATAGAATTAGAAAATACGCCTTGAAATAAATAAAGATTTACATTTGTATCTGTTGGGTGAACATCAATATCTGCATTCCAGTTATTTATAAATCCCGAAACATCAATTTGTTGTGTACCATTATATACATAGAAATTATCAACATAAGTAGATGATTCGACGCCAGATGTAAATGATTTTGCAACCAAATCGAATCGCTTAATCACAGGAATAGCACTTGCGTCACTTGCAAAAAATGATTGAAGTGTACGTTTTATATTAGGTTCTGCATGTGTTCCAATAAATTGCAAACTTCGCTTATCCCCTTGATATCTACCTTTCGAAGCATCACCAATATAAATATCTAATTGAAGATAATCTGCTGATGGATTACCAATTGATATATCGATGTTTCCATAAACTGGAATAATTAATGGAAGTGCTGTAGTGCATGTAAGAGCCATGGTTTTAAGTTGTTATTTTATATATAATATAAAAGTTATAGATTAGTTACTGTAAAGCTTCTTTAAGTGTCTTTTCTATTTCTTGTGCAATCATAGGTCCGATATTTATTCCCAATCCTCTTGCAATAAAATGTCTTGCTTTCATGCGTTTCGTTCCTTCGTCAACATATATCCCATAATATAACATCGAGACGTTAATTCCAGACTTTAATGGAGTAACCTTAACACTATTTTTAAGAGCACCTGATATCACAGGAGTAACTGCTTTGATAGATTTTTCGGCCTTGTTAGCGAAATCTGAATCAAAGTTATTCATCCAAACAGGATTCGATATCGCTTTTTCTAAAGCAGTTTTTAATATATCAAATGAAACATCGGACATTATAGTGGAATATCGGTTAAATAGGAATCATTAGGAGCAACTATAATGAATGATATGCTATAGCCAATCGCGTTATCAGGATTTGATATTTGTATCTTTGTAGCTACTGGTTTTGTGTCAGGAATATAAAAACCTCTCGTTACGTCTTTTAGTTGTAAATAATTGGTTTTAAAGTCGACAATCATCTGTTCCATTCTACTAAGAATCGAAATATCATTATCTTGTGCATCATTCAAAATATCTAAAAAATTACACGTTACACTATGTTCAACCGCTCCTTCAGGAAACGATGAATTGCCATATTCTACTAACATCATAGGGTATTCAACATCATTAGGGATAAGAACGATATGAGAGTAATATGTATTTATTCCCAAATAAGAGTCTGCATAAGATTTAAGATTTGCATCTATTTCTAATAAAGTTATATTCATTATATTATTTTTATTTTACGTAATCATCCTGTATCATGTTATACGCGTGAACATTAAATCTGTGTATCGCAGGGTCTATATAAACCATTGATAATGAGTTCGGACTGGCATTATCTTGATCTGTTGACATTGACCAATATTCAGTGAATTCATTATGTCCTGATAAATATCGTGTAATTCTATCACCATATATTTGCATTTGTTGTTCAACTGCATATTTTCTTGCGTTAATTGTTGCAAATTCTACAAGTTCTGTTCCTCCATTAGTCATATTAACATAGCCTTGTGCAGTTTTCTTGAAAGTATTGCTCAATAACTCAAATTCAGTAGCTTTAACAAGATATGGAAGTATGAAGTTATAAAGTAGTGATAAATATGGTTCTACGAGAACACCAGTGAATCCGTCGTCACTTAACTTTTTAACTAAATTATATCCTATTAAATGTTCTAAATGTATCGCCTGAGCATCAATAATACTTGGAATAATATACTTTGCCGGCACATTTGAACTGTAGGTTGTATTATCTGTGAAATACTTCACGTTTAGGAGTTGATTCATATCTTTATATTTTTATTAGTTCGTTGGTTTTGTGATTTGAGTTTGTAAAGAAGATTTAAGTCTGTCGACAGTAAGCGGGCATAACCCATTATATAACATGATTTTGTTTATTGGTTCAATACATTTCATTTGTAATGGAAGTATCGTTTCCTCATAAAATAATTGTGCTCCTTGTATAAGTGCATCGCCTGAATCTCCGAATATAGAACTTTTTGATACACCGACCAAACTTGGCACTGTAATTCCATGTGCCTGAAGTATCTTATCTGTTAAATCTAAGTTGATTTTGCTATATAACATTGCTTCACTGTTAGAATTTAATGCTTCAAAATCAGGTTTGTGTTGTTCGTCTGGGGGAAATAGGAATAATGTACCCTTGCCTCTATCAGGATTTCTAATCTGAGCATTAAAGTCGTTACAAAATACTTCTTTTCCTTCAGTTGAATTAATACCGTATATCATTAGTATGCTATCAATGTTAAGTCCATTAGATAAAGCATTTAAGTTATATTCACTGGCTTTAATGTCTGAACGAATAGAAGTTAAACCTCCTATATAAGTTGGCCATGAAGGATAGTAGAAACTAACAGTGTCTCTTGTTGGCATGTGAACTAAAACGGTCACGTTTGTTGTTCCGTAAATATCATCAATTGCTTTAAGGGATTTTTTTACATCGTCTACTTGCATGTTTTTCATTGCAGTTTCGGCATCAACAATAGCTTTTTTAACACCATCTGCAGATGCTTTAGCATTTAAGAAGTCATTTGAAGGAATATAAAGCCACTCATCATTCTTTTGTTGTTTGTTCCAATCCCAAGACCATATCCAACCTGGAATCTTTTTATCAACTACAGGAACTGCACGTATTTGTCTCATGTTGATATGTTCAACTGAAAGTATAGAAGCTTTTGATTTCTCATATACAAGAACTAATGCTGCAGGTCCAAAAGTATATTCGTCGTCGACAAACTTACTCCATATTTGAAATAAATTATCACCGTCTTTATTCTCTTTTTTAAGAAAAGCTTCAGTTGCAGTTGATTGTTGGCCTAGAGATGTGTCATAAGTAAATCCTGCACCTATTACTTGACGTATGATACCTCGAGTAATACGTCCATGGAGAGCAGAACTTGATTTGTATTCAAGAAGTTTGTCCGGCCATTGTGAAACATTATCTGAATCGAGCCATTTGATAAAGCGTCCNTTATATGATGTTGCAAATGTAGGGAGATTATATACTGATGCTGCAGCATTTATATTAACTGTTTTTCCTACACTTATCTTGTTATCTTTTTCTTCTTCCATTTTATTGTTGTTTTATTTTATTAAATTATTTGAACAATCAAACCATTTTTAATGATTAGCGTATTTGTGAGGGTTGCAGTTCCAGTAACACCAGTTGAACCATTGACAATAAGTGCACCACTAATTGCTACTGCACCTGTTCCTTTTGGTGTTAAGTTAATATTAAGATTAGCTGAACCTGTTCCTGCACTTTCTGCATTTATATCTATACTTGTTCCTGCTACTCCAGTTAAAGACATTCTCTCATAGTTCGAATCATTAATGTAAGAACTATAATTTCGTATTTTAATTGGAGCACTACCAGCTGTATCAGTTCTAAAATCTACAAGGCCTGTATTATTCATATGCATAAAGAACGGATACATTCCAAAATATGCACCATAATATCCACCAGTACCAGTGTTAATTGAACCGCCAACCATAAGTTTATATCCTGCATTTGAACCATTGGCTCCGATTCCAATATTTCCTTGGGATGTAAAATTCAAAACAGGTACTCCACCAGTTGACCATAATCCTGTTACCTGAGTTTTTCCATAATTTGTTAAAACTCCAGTACCTTCTGTCATTTCTTTTACAGATACACTTGTAATTGTTGCTGTTCCTGTTGAACCAATTCTAAGATTAGCTGTAGATATGGCTGTTACATAAGCAGTGAACGTTCCAGCAGGAGACATTGGTTCATAAATAGCACCATCTCCAATATATGCATATAAAGTTCCTGCTACTGCTGAAACTGTAATTACTACTTTATATATTCTTCCAACTATAACATTAAAAGTTCCTAAAGGAGTAATCTCTATACCATCAGTTCCGGTTTTAATTAATTGTCCTCCACTTGATGCCCATCCTCCTCCTACTGACCAGTTAGTAGCTATAAGGGCAGGTGCCATTTCAGCACCTTCAGTTGCTTGAATTGAAGCATTAGCACCTTTTGTAATTGAACCAACTAATAAGGAACTATCTATTGTTGCAGAACCTGTGATATGGAAATTACCACTAACATCTAAATTATATGCAGGAGAAATTATTCCACCTATTCCAACTTTGCCGTTAATTGTTAATGTTTGATTTGCCGGAATTGCGTTAAATGTTCCATAAAGTAAAGCTCCTGTTTTATCTCCATTAGTATTTGTGCGGTTTTGGTTGTCTACATAAAAAGTATTTGAACTTACTTCATAACGACCTGCATTATACCCAAGAGCTACATTGCCATAACCAGTAACATTAGAACGAAGAGCTACATTTCCAATAGCAACATTGTAACATCCTGAAGTATTATTATAAAGAGATTGATATCCAATAGCAGTATTCTCTTGACCATAATTACTATAGGTTCCACCATTATTATAAAGAGAACCTTTACCAATTGCTGTATTCTGAGCACCAACTGTATTATGGTAAAGGGATTCTTGCCCAATTGCTATATTATAAAAACCTGTAGTATTTAATAAAAGTGTTGAGTCTCCAATAGCAGTGTTACCAGAACCTGTAGTATTACTATAAAGAGATTGATATCCAATTGCTACATGATTAAAACCTCCAGTATTATTATAAAGAGTTTTATATCCAATAGCAGTGTTATACCAGCCAATGGTGTTAACAGTAAGGGATTGATATCCAAAAGCAGTGTTATAATTTCCAGTAGTAATCGCATCCAAAACATCTACACCTATTGCTATATTGCCAATAAGAGAATTGGCACCTTGATTTACAAGTAGTCCGTTTATTTGGCCATTAACATTTAGGGATGCGTTAATAATTAGCATACCAGACATTGTATCGCCAGCTTTACCTACTTTTGTTGCTAATGAACCATCTACATAACCTTGTGTAACTCCACCACCTCCACCACCTCCACCACTTGCAACTGAAACATCAAGCATTCCAGCATTCCAAAATAAACCAGTTCCTATAGAAGCTTCTTTAAGATGTCCTAAAAGACCTCCTGATATTCTTGCATTACCCGAAACATCTAAAGTATATAGGGGATTAGTATTCCCGATACCAACATTTCCTGATGCTCTTTGAATTGTAATAGCGTTAGGTTTATTATCTGTACCTAAAGTCAAATCTTGTCCATTGGATGCTAACGTTACACCACCAAGTAATCGCATTTGATTAGTTCCGCCATATCCAACATATAATTCGAATTTCCCAAGGCCTGAAGCATCTGCAACTTTCCATCCTAAACCATTTGAAGCTGCTATATACATAGGGAAAGTTGATTGACCAGTACGATCTCCGTCTCCAATTAGTACTTGATTTCTTACATCTAAAATACCACTCATCGTGTCTCCTGCTTTCTTAACATAAAGTCCAAGTGAAGCATTTTTAGCAAATGCAGCAGTATTAATTGAAGCATTGGTTGCATATAAGCCAAGTGAAGTATCTAAATAACCTCTATCTATTAAAGACCTTTCATCGAAATTAGCAGAATAATTATCAAAATATTGAATTCCTTTAAAGTTCGTCGACGAACTATGATGCCAACTATCTATTGGAGGTGTGCCATTAACTATAATAGTACCATTTTCTAAGATCATTGATACATTATATAAGTACGTACTACCCCAATATCCATTATCAGATATATCATATATTTGTCCAATTGTATAAAAATCAATTCCAGCTGAATCGCCATAATTAAAATTATCAATAAGTGTAGTATGCTTTACTTCTTGAGTAGGGTTATCAATTGGACCAATAAATGAAGAATTCTGTGCATAATTATATATCTCGCCTTCAGACATGTACATATTAGTAGTATTACTGCCAATTTGTAATTCATTAGTGCTAAAATCTAACTGTGTAAAAGTTTCTGTTAAAGTACCACCAAGTCCAATAGAACCATCTGGTAATATTTGCAAACCATTACTAACACCAGGAACAGAATCTCCAGTTTCAATTTTGGAATATAAATCTGTTATTGCAGCATTAATAGAGGCATATGAAGCATCAAAATATAATTGCGTTAACACTTTTGAATATACTTCTCCTTCTTGTTGATACATTGTAGGATTAAAGAAGAACTGTTCATTTGCGACTACAGGAAGAACTCCTTGTGTCATATTTAATGATATATCAATTGAAGTTTTTGGAAAATCAATCTTCATTTGATATAGATCATTTATAAGAAAATGTGTAGATGCATCGATTATTGAAACGTCGACAGGACTTTCGTATATAAAAACCTCACCATCGTTATCTATTGAATGTGTTGAACCATCAAGAAATGAGAACTTTGAGTATGGTGTCGAAATAGGGGACTCATCTGTCATAGAGAAACAGACTTGACGTTTATAACTGTCGACCCAATTGAATATGTAAAAAATAGAACCATCTAAGGTTACTAAATCTTTTATATAAAGTGGAAAGATATTTAGTTGATTTTTATTAAGTATGATCATTTCTTAAATGTTTATTTATGTTATCCTGCTATATAATATATATTCATCAAAAAAGTTATATCTTTATGAAAGTTTGTCCGTTCTTTCTTTATATATTCACATAAAAAAAGTTCAGACCCGAATGATCTGAACTCTAAAGCGGATGCTTTATATTAAAAACTATGAAAAATATTAACCACCAATTGATGTTAATTGTGCAGGAAGTAAAAGAATATCTGGGTTTACATTGTTACCTTTGAATTCGAATGTATATCCATTATGTGATGCTCCATATTTATCTCCTGAGTCTGAACTACCTGCTTGGAGTTTTAATCCATTATCTGGTCCGTAAACTCTTCCATTACCTTGCATGTCAACTACTACAATTTTAACTCTTGCTCTACCTGCTAATTGAAGCAAGTTATGTTTGAGTATGTCTCGCTTGTTAAGTTGGAAAGTAACTGAATGATCATATGCAACTGCTCCGTTAGGATCATCTGCAATAAGAGTTGCTACTGCTTTAAGTGTTTCTGATTTTGGAGTTACTTTAACAAATTCTGCTGATGCAAGAATTGAAGTGTCCCATGTACCATACCAACCTGAAGCATCTATAGTAAAGTCTGTGACATTAGCACCTAAGCTTGAGTCTCTTCCTATATATAAGTACTTATTTCCTGCCGCAACGCTGTCTTCATTTTCGGGAACTGCTGTAAAAAAGTTATTTGCCATGATATTTATATTTTTTTAATTTTTATTTATTGTTAATAATTTCTTAAATGATATAGGTTTTTTTCTATTAGGATACTTCAAACCTTTATGTGATTCACTATTTTTTTTACAAGTTTCTTCACTCATTTTTTTATCTTTATTCCATGGAATTTTACCACTCTTTTTCTTTTTTGTTTCTTCAGAATCTTTTTTACCTAATTGTGATTCCCTGTTTTTTATTTTTGATTCTTCTGATGCTGGAACGTCTTTATTCCAAGGAACGTGTCCTTTCATTGATTCACCTTGTTTTTTTTTCATTTCATCAGTACGTGTATAATGATTTCCTACAGTAGAGAAACATCCCTTTAATGGGTCGTATCTGTTATACCCTTTAGGATTTAATGTATCATATACATGTACGAAATAACCTTCTATCTTTGCAGTCTCTTCTTTATCAATAAAGAGTATGTTTTCTTTAAGAATAACTTTACTGAAGTTTTCTATTCCAAATAATTCTATATCTGCATTAACATATTTGCTCGACCCCATGTAAGTTATTCCTCGTTTTTCTTGGTCATACATTTTATAACCGACATACTGTTTGTTGTTAAGCAAGTTTGTAATTAAGTATATGTAATAAAATCTATTCATCGTTTTAATAAAAAAGGGAAGAGGACTCAATCTTCTTCCCTTTGTATTTTAAGTTTGTTAATTATTATGCTGATACGAAGCACATTGAAGGATCTGCAACTTTTACTCCAAGTTTGTAATTACCTCTCATGATCCATTTGTCTGCATCTTGAGAATAGAAGAATATAAGTTTATCATCTTCTGATTTTAAGTCTGTTACAACTTTTACGTTTTCAGGATATGTAAGGAATAATACGTTTGTTCCAGTTAATCCTATTTCAGACACTACTTTAATTTGTGTTCCAGGAACATATACTTCTTGAATACCTTTTCCGTTTGCGCCAACTGTTAAAGTTGAAATTGCACCGTTAAGAGAATATAAAGTTCTTGAATATGCTGCGAAGTTACCTGGACTCATTGAAAGCACTGTTGGCATATCGATAAGTTGTGGCGCACCGGTTTGCATAGTTGTTGTAATATATTGAACGCTATCAAGAATAGATGCATCAGTATAATTGGCATATAAACCTGCTGTTCTACCATATCCACCAGCTACTCCTTTTACTTGAGCAAGAATACCATCAAATTGATTCATTGTAGATCCTATAACAATACCAGAACCACCTGTTGAAACATCGTTATTTGATTGCCAAATGAATTTTTCATTGAATGCTCTAAGAGCTTTTCCTTTAAGATCAAGTATAATGCTTGATGCAGGAGTACCTTTTGCAGCGTCTGAACCAGGAATATCAAGTCCTAAAAGATAATGTTGAATAGTCCAAGGGTCGTAAGATCCTTTAATTGAAAGTTGAATGTCTTCCAAAGTAATGTCTTTAACAGTAACACCATCAGAACCAAGAGTGTAACCTGATTGATTTCCTGTAGATACATCTACGTCAGCATTACTAATAAAAGGAATAATAGTTTTGTATTTAACACCTTCTACGATTGAGTAATGTTCTGCAGTTTGTGCACCTTCTAAAAGTACTACTGCCATTGTTTTTGTAGGGTCGCCGTTTGTAAAAAGTGCGGCTGTTGATCCTAATCCGTTATAACCTGTTGCCATAATATTTATTTATTTTTTATTTTATTGTTATTAATTTGAATATCCTAATCTTGCAAGTACTTTACCTGCTTTTGTTTTTGGTTGTTCGATAATTATTGTTTCTGTTGGAACCATTTTAATTCCTGAATCTGTAATTCTTTTACTCATTTCTGCAAGTTGTGCAGTAAATTCAGTTCTCATTTTATCAAATTCTGCAAGAGCAATGTATTCAGATGCTTTAGTTTCAGTAACAGTTGTTTCAGTTACTTTAGTTGTTCCGCCTGCTGGTTTCTCTGCTGTCATATCCATATTAGGAGTAACTGATTCAACAAGTCCTTTAGTTATAACTATAACATTGTCTTGTTCATCAAGATAAGTTCCGTCTGGAAGTGCTTTGCCAATTTCAGCAACTGGCGCATTTGGTGCAGTGTCTGCTGGTGTTGCAAGTGGAGGAGTAACTGCTGCAATTACTGGTGCTGTTGCAGGAGTAGTTGCTACTGGAGTTTCTGGTTTAACATCTTCTATTAAGCCAGCTTTTACTGTTACAGTTTGTTTGTCTATTACAAAATCTCCATCTTCAAGAGGAGTAAGAGTTCCGTCTGCGGCAACTCTATTAATTGCCATGGTTTTTTCAAGTTTATCGAAAGAAACTTTAGAACCGTCTGCAAGAGTTGCTTCTTTAAGTTTAATTTCTGTAGCCTCTGTGAATACAGTTTGAACTACACTTTTTACTAAATCTTTTAATTTCATGTGTTTAGGTTATTTTAATGTTACCTATTATATAATATATAAAATAGGTTTTTTTTAAATTATTTTTGTATTTTAAAGTTTATTTCCTTTTGGATCATTAACATTATATTCAAATTCTACTTTCTTAAATAAATTATTAAAGCGTAATATACTTAATGGTTGTCCGTTATCATTATAATCTTTTTTTAGAGAAGTATCGACATTGTATGCTAATTCTTCTCTATTTCTTCCTTTGGGCATATTTTCTAAAGTTCTTAAGCCCTTTTCAGATTTATCAGAAATACCTAATCCTCTTGTATCATATGAACCTCCACTGCCATCTTTTTAATAAGCAGGTTTGCCTCCCTGTGGTCCATTACCCTCTCCTCCTTGAGGTCCGCTGCCAGGACCACCTAGTTTAAGTTTATTTTTAACTTCTTCAATATATTCTTCTATTGCGTCTGCAATTATATCTAATTCAAATGCATCTACTTCATCGTCTTCATTACATTCAAGTTCTGAAGCTTTAACTCTTGAATCGCTTTTAGTTACAAGGGTGTATGTTCCTTCAAGTGATATGCCACAAAGTCCTGCTTTAACTTCTTCCCATAATGCAGGATTAGTTATCTGTGTAACTGTCATAAGTGTCGATACTGGAAGTGTGTTCTTGCCAAAGTAATCACAAGCAATATCTGTATCTGCATGACGAATCGTCCAGCACTCTAAAAGATACGCGTCTTGGGTTTCAGACTCATGGTCCAGTTTTAACTTAGCGCCAGCATTTATAGATTGCATTAAAGATTTCTGTTCTTTAAGAATCATGTCTGCAGTCCAGTACACGAACCCGTCGCTATCTTCGCCAATTTCTTCAGCACTTCTCATTATCATTTTATTAGGGATTATAAGAGGAGCGATAATCTGCATCTTTTCAGCAGAGAATACTTTTGCTTCAATGACTGCATCTTCAAATGTTTCTTCAGTATGTTCTGACATTAACATTCCTTTAATCTGAACTGCTGGTTTGCGAACAAGGGAATAAGTTTTGCATCCATGTTCTTTCTTTCTTAATTCTACGCGTTTTATAATCATAATGTTTGTTATTTTATATTATTTTTTGAAACGTTCTGTTTGCATTTCAACTTTGCGACCTAATTGTAAAGCTTTATAACTACCAGTTTCATCTATATAAACTAATTTGTTATTTATGCCTGCAATTATATAATCTGCCATTTCTTTTGATATGCCACCCATCATATTTTTTGTTTGTGAATTTGTGTACACTTTTTCACCACCACCGAATTGAACCATTTCTGGACCTTGTTCGCCAACCATAGCCATACCTGCTGGAGCGTTTTGAGTTCCTGTAGCAAACTTGGGTATAGGTTTTGCAAGTACTGCAGCTGCTTGAAGTGCTCCCGCAGCCCCAATTATAACAGTCCACGGAAGACCACCTGTTATAAAGAACTCAGACATAGCTTTCATAATACCC